GCTTTACTGCCCGCGATCAGCGGCGCGAACGCCGCGTCATTCGCGATTTCTGCTTTCAGCTCGTCCAGCGTTGCCGCCGAGAGCTTGCCCTGTGCGTCGAGGACGACCACAACAGGCTTCCCGTCGCGCTGCTCGACGCTCAGACGGCGTTCGATGTGCGGCAACAGGGCTTTTGCGCTGCCTTGCACTGCCAGTGCAGAGGCGATGTCAGTAGCGGTACGGCCAACAGTCAGATCCCGGATCTGCCCGCTCAGCGTTGCCCGCTCCTGTTCCAGCGTGCCGGTCAGCTCAGCTTCGCGGCGAGTGAATTTCTCTGTCCAGGAACGCTCGAGCTCTTCGACGTTGCCGGACTTGCGAGCGGCTTCTTCCCGTTCCAGGCGTGCAGCCTCTTCGGCTTCGCGCGCCTTCTTCTCGGCGGCTTTCTTCTCGCCGAGCAGTTCATCAACCTTGGCTTTAAGGCCGGATACATCTTCTTGCTGCGGCAGACCTTCAATGCCGAGTACGAACTTGCCGTCCTTCTCGGTGTAAAGAGCGCGCACGGCTTCATCTACCCCATCCAGGGTATCCAGTTGGAATTTCAGCATTGGTTGTCTCCCAGAGACGTGGGGGCAGGCCCTGCCTGCGGAGTAAAAATCCGGGTAGAGTTATCGGCCCGAATCAAAAAAGAAGTTGTGGAATGCGTCTTCCGAACCGCACGAAACGTAATGCAACGACCGACGAGAACAGAAACACCGCCACTACTTCGAATGGCTTGCACGTAGCGGCGATCACCGCTTTCGCAACACTGGTCGCTGCCGGGTTCGGGGCATACGCTCTTGTGTCCTCAGCAAAATTGAATCGAATCGAAAGCTGCATAAAGCGTGTGGACGAAAGGGAAATGATCACTCGGAAGAAGGCAGAGGACTTACTTGGCGACATGGGCAACTTTTTAGGTTCCTTCGCAGGTTCTAATGAGATCCCGAGAGAGCCAGGCAAACAAGTTATGAAATCAGCCTTCGCCCTAACTGCCTATGCGCCAGTCGAACTCAACTTAGTCGCATTGAAAATCGCGATGACAGTGCAACTTGGCCTCGCAGCTCATACCGACGAGGACATGGAGAAGGCTATTGGTGCCGCCCAAGTTTCATTTAGCGGATGGAGCGACAACTACATCAAATACATGCGCTCGTTTGAAGTTGAGCGCTCGAAATGCTCAGAGCCTTAACCCCGCCCGCTCGAATGCCAGGGGCTCAAGAGCCTTCATCTGCACGAGGGTCAGAGGTGTAAAATTTCGATCAAGCTGCAGCTCGGCGAAGCGTTCGACGCTCAGACCGCCTTCGCGAAACAGCTTTGCTCGAACCGGGCCTATGGCCTTGTCTTGGAACGCTGCCGGCTGCTGCTGTAGCCAGTCGTAATAGCTGAGGTCAGCCCTAACCTGCTGCGCGCCAGCATCACCGATCGAGGCCCGCGTAGCTCCCTCGGCAAACAGGACACTAAAGCGCGTCACCGCCACCACAGTCGATCGGCAGTTGATGTGGATCGGCGGCCTCGGTCCTTCGGTCAGCTTAAAACGGCACTTGTCGAGCGTCCGGCACTGGCTGGTCGTCTTCGAATCCAGCGTGCTGACCCACTCCACCGACGGCACGACATCGGAGTTTGCTTTCAGCGTCTCCATCCGCGCTTGGGTAGCGACGTGCTGCACCGCCGTCCGCACGATCGAACCGGCATTCCGGTTGGTTGTGGCCAGGATGCCGTCGTTGTACTTCAGCGCCTTGGTGCCGCGAATGTTCTTGATGATCTGGAAGTTGGTTTGGCCTTCGAAGAAGCCCTGCCGGATCGCGCCTGTGAGGCGCTGCCGCTCGGTGGCGGTGAAGCCATCAATGAACGACTTGAGCAGCTTGCCGCCGTCCGCGCCGCGCACGCTCAGCGGATTGGTGAGGATTGCCGTCCTGATTGCCGCCGCACCAGGCACCGCCGCGTCGAACGAAACGCCAACCGGCGCCGCACGGGTCAGGCTTGTCGCCTCGAACTCGGCCTCGTAGTTGGCGATATCCACCAGATCAAGGTTCAGCCTCTCACTGTAGCGGTCGAAAATGCCCAGCAGCAGGCTGTCGACTTCGCTCAGCAGCCGCTCAAGCCGAGCGACGGTGTAATCCGTCAGGTCGGCCCGGGTCAGCCGCTCACGGATTGAGCGGTCGATCTCCTTGAGGAACGGCGCGAACTTCGCCACCTCCCCCGACTTCAATTGCTCAAGGAAGACGGCGTGCCGGATCGTGGCATCAAGGATTGCTTGGTTTGCCGCCATTCGGAATCACCTCTGCGTCATCAAGGGCTGGCCCGGTGCTCTGCGCTTCGAGTTCGTCCCGGATCTCGTCGTCCGTCTTCTCAGGGTTGATCACGCCTCGATCGCGCAGGTACTGCCAGAAGTCGCCTTCAGGGAGTTTGCCGCCCTGCACCGCATTGAACAGTGCAGCCAGGATCGTCGCGTCGAGAGTGATCTGGCTGAAGTCCTGATTGAGCTTGTAGACCACTTCACCGGAGACGTTCACGAACTCAGCCATCCATTCAAGGCACTGGCTGTAGGCTTCGCTGACGTTGCTGACCACCAGCGACAGGACGCTGTGTTCGGCGGCGCTGTCGTTGTCGGCCTGGGTTGCGGTCTTCACTGCGCTACCACGCTCAATGAGCCGCGCGCCGAGCGAGACCATGTCCTGCTTCTTGGATTCCATGGCCTCCTTGGCCACCGTGTTCGGCTGAGCCTGCCAAACTCCGCAGGTGCCGTTTACCGGAAGCAGCCAAGGCGCTCGGGAGCCGAGGAATATCCCATTCGTCTCCATGTGATCGCGCCACTGCTCGTCCAAACCAGCCATCCACGGCTGAGGCTGACCCACCAGATAGGCAGCTTCCTCGTAATCCGCGCTGTTTCGGTAATGGCCAATGTTCACCTCGGCCATGTCGTACAGCGGCGCGTCGTCGATCGTGGTGTCGTTGTTTTCGCTGCCAACAAACTGGAACGGGATCACCTGCCATGGTCGGCCAGCCCCATTCAGCGGCGTAAACGGGGCGACAACCTGCGAGGTCTTGCTCGATCCCTCCTCCCAAACCTCCTGCGTGTACATCCCGGTCGAATCCAGACGCAATACGCGATACTGAACAACCTGCTCACTGCCGAAACCGTCATCCGTATCGACGTCGACCGTCTCGCGCAGCACGACGAGGCTCAGCAGGTGCTGGCCGCCGACTTGGCGAGTCTTCCAGTTGATGATCGACTCGGCGGTGTAGCTCGCGATGTTCGCTCGGGCACGGCCGGAAAGTTCGTCCGCCTTGCTGACAGTTCCAGCCTCGACCGCGGCGTAATCGACTAGCAGCCCATGGCGACCCACTTCGAGCAGGTGCCCGATCACCGACTGGGATTGTTGGTAGACGCTCACACCCTGACCGTCGACGTCCTTAGCCACGTAATCGAGCGCGACGGGAACAGTCAGCGTGGGCCAGGTGCGGAACACCGCACCGACGAGGCTGTGCTTCGTGCGCCCCGTGGCGTTGTAGAACACTGCCCGCTTCTTGTACGCCTCATAGCGCTGCTTGTTGTCCTCGCTGGTGTCAGCCGCGTTCGGCCTCGGCAGGTAACGGTCGCCGGCAGCCTTGATGGTTTCCGACCCTTTGCAGACGTCGCGCACCAAGCGCCAGCGGTACTGTGCCGCCTTGTACTCGGGACGAGTAAAAGTGACGTCCGTCATCGGGCGACTCCCATTTTCATTGAGGTGACCGGTTTAACGATCGGGTACTCGCGGTGAATGAAGTAACCGCCGCCGTCGTTGGCGTGGTCGTTTCCTTGGCTCTTGTCTGGCTCGCCGTTAGGCGCCCAGATCTGTTGTTCGAGGCCGTCGGCGTATGTCGGGCATGTAAACGGGTTGACCAGGTACCGCCGTTCGCCCTGCGCGTTGCAGAACATGGCATTCATGGCGTTGATCCGATCCTTCACCGGCGGGTTTGCCGCTGGTGCGATAACTGTGAAACCTGCCTGCTTGAGCATGGCGATATCGGTAAGGCTCGCATTAACCGACTTGCGCGAATCGCCGGAGGCGTCTGGATAGATCCGGATCTCGCAAGTCTTTCTATAGTCGTTGCCGGTGTGTTCCCAGTACCGTTCTTTGATACGGCGGATCATGTCCGGCGTGTCGTAACCATCCATCAACTCATCCACGGCGCGAGGCAGACCCTGATCACGTTTGACGTGGGTGATCGCCGCCATCTTGCCGACGTTGAAGTCCATACCGATGAATAGCGGCTCACCGGCCTGCACAGTGTCGAAGCACTGGTTCAGCTTGCGGTCGTAGGCGTGGTAGATCGACCCGGACGTCAGGTTGACGAACTGGCCGTTTAGGTACGCGCGGATCAGCTGCTCGGGGTACGACTCCATCAGCGATGCGATGTAGTCGTCAGGCAGGTTCAGCTCGTTGTCGAAGGTGCTGGCCTGGATAAGGCCGTACATCTCCTTCAGCGCCGGCTTGTCGCGCAACTGCTTCACAAACTGGAGAAAGACGAACTTGAAGCCTTCCGGCGTTGTGGTCACGTCCACGCCGTTTTTCAGCCCGGGCATGTTGTAACGCATCCGGGCAATGATCTTGCGCCAGGCCTGCTGCGCTTTGATTGACGTCAGCACGTCCAGCTCGTCGACCAGGGCGTGACCGATTTTGAAGCCGACGATGGTCTGCGGCTTCTCCATCGACCGGCAAATCACAGTGCCGCGATACTGCCGACCGCTGTAAATGTGAACCTCATGATTCGCCTGGTTGATCTTGGTCTTCAGCCCCCAGTCGTAGGCCACCTCCTCCATCGTTGGATAGAAGATGTCGCGGATCTGCGGGTAAGTCGGTGCGAAGTAACCCGCATTGACGCCGGGCCACTCCATGAAATGCTTGCTGAGCGCCGAGCATCCGACCCAGGTCTTCCCGGAGCCGAACCCGGCAACGAAAGCGCGAAACTTGTGGGGCAATAAGAGGAACTGCGACTGCGGAACGTTAAGGCTCGGCATTCGGCTTCCTCGCGTCCACTACGTCGACCTGAATGCGCGTCGGGATTGCCGGTTCGTCGTCAGGCTCATCCTTCCGGTGGCGATTGACGTAGACGTCGCCAACTTCCTTCGCTGCCTGCTCGAGGATCTGCATTGCCAGGCCGATGTTCTTCATCGTCTCCGCCCTCTCCACGAACCGGTTCATGGCCCGGAGGCGGTAGGCTCGATTGGCGATCGGGATCTCGGCAGTTTCTTCGCGGAAGCGCTTGCGGGCATCTTCAAACATAGTCACCCAGCGCTTGGCCAGGCCTTTCCCAGATGTCTTTGTCGGGTCGTGTGTCTCCACCTGTTGGCGGGTCACCGTTATCCCGTATTCCTTTTGGACGGCTTCAACAACCTGCGAAGGCGTGTCGAAGCACGCCAAGGCCTGAACGATAAAGGCCTTCACGTCGTTTTGAAGGGCTGCCATAGATTTTCATCCGTCCAGAGCCTGTCCAGAATCAGGCCGACTTGAGCAGACAGGTTCCGCAGGCCCTCGCAATGTTCATTTTTCCTACCTCAGCAGGCTTGTTTGCAACATCCACCAACGCTTGCACGTCAGGGCTTGCACCGTATCGACGGACCACACCGACGAACTCTTCAACGTCGTGTCCGCGCATCTCAAGCTTGGGCAAGCCGTCTTTGGTGAATGCTGGCTGACCGTACTTATCGGTCGCCTGGGCGATGTGGTACAGCTCATGCTCAACCAGCGCACAGAAGTCAGCGTCGGAGCACTGGGCGCAGTAGTCGGCAGCCAGGGTGATGATGTAGGCCGGCACGTCACCGAACCAATCCAGCATCTGCTGTTCCATTCGAGCCTTCTGCCAGCCACCGGCGCGGAACGCTACCTGTTCGGCCTGGCCCACGACCGTACGTCCCTTCTTCGTGAAGGCGGCAGACGCCCACATCACACGAATGTCAGCATCGATCAGATGGGCGTGTTCTTCGTTGTGGATGCTGCCGGTGTCGGCGAGGATCTCGGCTTGGAGCCATTCCCATACTTCAGGAGCTGGTATCAGGCGAATACCAAAGTCAGACAGGTCGGCCAGTTCAAGCAGTGACTCAGGAGGGTATGGCCTGTCCATGAGTCACCTTGAGCTTGAAATGATGGCTGGATGCCGGTATTGGTGCTGTTCCAACACTCACGGAGCAGAGATATGAAGTTCAAAGTGAAGGCGTACTACAACCATCAGAAGCACCGCGCCCTGGCCATCCCTATCGATAAGACACTGGACGACCTTTCGGATGACACCAGGCGCTGGATCGGACCGGAAGTCACAGAAGACACCAAGGAACTGGACACATCAGAACGGTTGATTGGCTTCGACCCTCAAACTGTCTGGGACGACTTCCAAACAAAGGGCTATTCGGTATTTGAAATCACTGCAACAGTGACGATCGCCAGCAAGTAAATGACGTGTCGCGACACAATTTGCTGATTAGCGAAACGTGTCGCGACTTACTGACTTACCCGATCCACCGCTTCGAGCGCTTTGTCCGCTGCCTGGGTGGCAGTGGTTGCAGCCTTGGAAGCCTTTTCTGCAGCTGTTCCAGTCTTCCGGGTCAATTCATCCAGGCGCTGGTCCCGCTCATTCATGGCGGTGGCATATGCGCTGCGGATCTCCTCGACCTGCTTCGCCTGCTTCTCGGCAAGCGACCAATAGCAGGCCTGATAACCCAGCACCGTGCCGCCGGCGACCAGCACAATGGCGATCGCCCAAACTTCTGCCCGGCGCCACCAGCGGCGAGCAATGAATTCCATCGCGCATCTGTCCATCAAACAGCACCTCCGAGCTTGTTCCGCAGGCGGGTGATCTCGTCGCTCTGCAGGGTCACTCGCTCCGTGAGCTGGGCGACCTGACTGGTCAGAGCTTCAATCTTTCCTTCCATGCGGCCAACCGAAGCGGCCAGGTCGTTGCGCTCTTTCGCGAACTGATCGGCGCGGGCCTCCGCTTCCTTCCGGGCGGTGCGTTCCGAGTCGAGCAGCTCATTGAG